AGTTGAACAAGCCGTTACCGGTATCATCCGCCAAAACCCTGTGAAATTTAACTTGCGCCACTCCACGTGGATCGTCCAATACCTTTACGACTTCCACCACGGCTTTGGATTTGTTTTCTTTGCCAAATGCGTACAAGCAAAAGTCCCCAGGTTCAAAGCTGGCAGAGCTATTACTCTCTCTAGTCATGCCCGTTCTACCTCCCCAAATAAACGTTCATACGTTTCGATTTCTTCTGTTTCAATTTGTGCGCTTATTTTCCCCAAGAGACTTTCCTTCGTGGAAAACCAATTTCCTGCCTTCGTGTGATAAATTGCAAGATTTTCCGGCAGTTCGAACATAAATCCATAACCACGTGAAGCGAATACCTTCTCAGCTTGCTCGGTATCATAGACTTTTCCGTCCATAAAAAATTTCGCCATCTCTACCCCTTCACCTCCTTGATTCCCAAAAGTGCCTCTCGGCCATAATATCACTCCCTTATCTCCGTTTCTGTTGGCGATGCTGGAATGTATATTCCGTATTTTGCCAATGCATCGCGTGCTCGCTCATAAATTCCCGCTCGCTGCAAACAGCGATATTTGCATGTAGGGCACCATTTGTAATGTAACGGCCAGTATTCCGGCTTTGCAATGGCCTTGATTGCCAGGAATCTTAACCGACACAACACATTGGCGTGGATACGGGCAGTATATATGGCGCTATACGCCATGTAGCGGATTTTCCGTTTCATCATTGTGCCTCCTCATAAGCAATCCTCTGCCCGCACTCCGGGCAGGTATATACGACCGTGTGATATAACGTGTATTGCTTAATCGCCTGTTCCGGCGGTTTGCTTTTCCTGACCTTTCGCATCGGGTTGCCTCCGTTCGTTGATCTTCTGCTCAATGAGCCCATAACTGACCATTTCGCCCCGCAGTAGACACAGGCATTTTATCGAGGAGAGAAGGAGGTTGGACAGGTCTGCCGTATCGGCCGTTTGAATAATCTGTGTCAGGACACAACCGGAAGCTTTCACCGCCTCCAGCTGCCCACGCATGGCCTCCAGCCGCTTTTGCTCCCTGCCTTGCGCCTCCCGGTAAGACCGGCAGTATTGCTTCTTCTCCCGCTGTGCCTGCTCCTTTGGGATCCGCTTGCTGTAATAGTCCTGGTACAGCCTGCGCAGGCAGAGATATGCATACTGCTCCGGCTGCCCAAGGCCGTCAGGCAGAGGCTCGTTGTGCATCGCGCACCGCTCAATTTCCTGCAACTCCATGACACACCTCACAGTATCTCCTCAAAATCATCCCGGCTACCTGGGGCGGTTTTCTCTTTCAGCCAGCCGTATTCCTTTACACCGCTTTCAAAGCCTTTTTTGCTCGTAATCCGTTTTGATTTCCGGCTGAAGTACAACTCGACTTCCTGCCCCTTGCGGGTGATCCGCCCGGTCAGGCGGTTTTTCAGGACGGACAGTTTGCTGTCGCAATCCTCCGGGTTATCCTCATGCTTGTCTGCGTTGCTGGAATACGTCAGCACCACATCCGCCCGGTTCGTGATATCTGAACTGCCGGATACATCATCGTTCTCCAGCTGCTCCCGTGTCTTCTTCGGGTGGGCGACCAGCAGGATCACCACATCATGCCGCACCGCGATCTGCTTTAGTTTCTTAACAAATGCGGATTGTGCCCGGTACAGGTCCTCCTTTACCTCTACGTCCATTGCTGTCATCAGGTTATCGATGCAGATAAATTTCACCCCGTACCGTCGGATCGTATGTTCAATCGTCTCTGTCAGACTTTCCAATTCCTCGCCGTCCACAGCATTGTTGTCGTAGAGATATGCCCGGTCCTGATACCAGAGGCCAATCCGTTCCGACATGCCTGGAGCCAGAGAGTAAACAGGTTCATCGAACATATTGCGGCTTTCGACGATATGATCGGGTCCCGCCAATTGCAGATCGATCCACCGGCGAAAATGGTAGTCCGGCAGCTCGCCGCTGTAGGCCAGGGCGGAATAACCCTGGTCAAGCGCCTCTGCCATCAGCTGCCCCATGAAGGTGGACTTACCCTCGCCTCGCCGGCCAGTGAGCAGGATCACCTGACCAAAGTAGAAACCGCCGATAATGCGGTCAAGCTCCGGAATCCCGGAGAAGATTCGCGGCAGGCTGTAGATATCCACGCTCTCCACGTCGGACAGGCGCTTGACGTTGCTCACCGGCGGCACTTCCGCATTCTCCACGGCGGTAATGATCGCCTGTTTCCCGTACCGGCGGAAGATGTCATTCGCATCCTTCTCGCCGAGATAGTCCTCCATGCGGACCGCCTTGACGACGTTCGGCAGCCGCCGCTGCAAGGTGTCCAGCAGTGTGATCTTTCCGTGCTCGCAATCGCCGAAAACGACAATCTCTTTGAACTGCACGATCCAGTCCCACACGTTTTCCAGGAACGTGAAGCCATTACAGCCGTTCGGGACGGAGACCGCATTGGGAACCCCGCACTCTGCAAGCGTCAGGCTGTCAATCTGGCCTTCGGTGATAACCAGGCGGTCAAATCCTTCGCACTGCGCCATGCCGAAGAGGACCGGCTTTGCGTCTTTTTCACACCACTCCTTGTTGCCTTTGCCGTTGAATCTCGTGTTGCGGTATTTGACATAAGCCAGAACGTTGTTCTCGTCGTAAAACGGGAAGACCAGGATGTCTGGCCGGTCCCTACGGGTGGTGATACGGTATCGCTCCACAATTGCCCGGCCAATGCCGCGGGACTGGAGATATGTAACCGCGCCTTTCCGGATGGGGATCGGGCGCTGGGGCAGCTCCCGATACACCTTCGGGCGGGTGGTATTGCCAAAATCCAGCTGGTAATGAAAATCCCGGGCCAGCTCCACGAAATGCCCGGCCTTCCCGCATCCGCTGCGGAAGCATTTGAAGGCCCCGCTGGTGAGGTTGACGGAGAAGGTGTTCTTATCCCTGCTTTCCCCGCCGCGGCAGTATGGGCAGTAGGTGAAGAAAAGCTCCCCGCCTTTTTCGTGGACGTCGGCGTCCAGGACGCGGGCCAGGTCATACACGTCCGATGGTTTCAGCTCGTAGCCCATCACTCCCGCATCCTTTCAAAAATCGATTTTTCCCCGGTCGGGCGCTCCGGCGTTTTTGCGCTGGACGCGCGCGCGCTTTCTTTCTTCTCTTCTTTATATTCTTTTATATTCTTACTTTGTTGCCCTTTGCCTGCCCCTTGCCTGCCCGGTTGCGTGCCCTTTGCTTGCCCTTTTGCCTGCCCTCTGGTCTGGTAGGCATCGTAGTTTGTGACCGTAAATACAGTAAATCTTGGGTATGCCGTCCTTGCCACTTCGCCTGTCCGTTCTAAGTGTTGTATCCCTGTCCGAATTTGCTTAATTGTAAAATGTAATTCCTCGGATAGTTTGGTATATGAGGAAACACGGGAACCGCGTTTGATAACAATTCCTTTCCAATCCTCATCGTAGGCGTTGACGGTCAGGAGCAGATGCAAGAACAGACATTTGGTGACGGTATCGTCGTACCATTCCCAGTCGAGGAGCGAGCGGTAAAGCTTGATATATCCATTTTTCAGCATCACAGTTCGCCCCTCTCCAGAATCGTTTTGAGCTCATAGCGCAGGATCCTGCCGATCAGTTCCCCGGAGGTCTCACTCCGGCAAAAGACAGGAACAAGGTTATACCGACCGCTCCAGGCCAGCAGGGATGCGGTAAGCGCGGCAGGGTTCAGCCGGCTGCGGTAGGCGCCGCTGAGCGCCTTTTCCCAGTTCGCGTTTTCTACTAGCAGGTAGACCTTGGCCCCATCCTCTCTGGCCCGGATGAATTCCCGCTCAAACCGGGCTCGACTGCGTGTAAAGCAGGCACAGAGCTCGTCAAGGTTCATCTTGCGCTCAATACAGATTTTGCCTGCCGCGCTAATGGGCTCTCCCGCTGGGCTTACAAACCGGCAGGAGTAGTCCCCATAGTCAAGCTTGCAGCGCTCATACGGATACTGTATTGCCTTCAGGCGGCGCCGCAGGGCAGGGGTATCCTGCTCCCGCGTATCCACCAGCACCACCATGCTCTCCAGCATCCGTTCAATCTCAAAATGGTTGTATTCCGCCATCGCGCTCAGAACGGGAGGTCGTCATCATCGTCCAGCGCCTCGAAATCCTTAGGGCCGGTTGTTTCAAAAGGCGTTGACGCCGGTCTGTCCTGACGCGGCTTATCCTTCGGCGTTTTAAACTTTCCACTGCGGATATCATCCGCCGGAATAAGCGAGCAGCATTTTGTGGTCCAGCCAGTCCGTCCGTTCATCTCCCACTCCTCGTTGCGGAACAACGCGCCTACCAACAGACCTTTGAGCTTGTTCTCGTCCCAGTCAAAGCGGAAACCCTTATTGCTGTCTTCAAAGGCAAACATAGCGTTGTTAAAGGCGTTTTTCGCCCATGCGTCCTTATCGCTGCCATCGTCTGCGGGGATGCGCAGGCGGTAGGTTCCCCGCCATTTCTTGTCTTCATACGTCTGGCCCCTGTAGTCGTCTCGGAAGAAGCCTTTTTTGTCGCCCTCTTCCACATCGAAGCTCAGGAGCAGAATGTCACCCCAGTCGTTATGCACGAGCTTTACGTCCATGATTTTGACCACATAGCCGCCCGCGGGCAGCTGCTCCCTGACATAGCTCCGTTTCGGCTCGTATCCATTGAATGCTTTCATCGTATGTACTCCTCCTGTTATTTTTCAGTATTTAAACCCCAATATTCCCGGATGGCACCGTCCACCATCTTCAGGTCGTTGTCGATTTCCAGAAGATTGAACATATCTTTAGGAGATTTCGCCGTTGTATACCCATCGGTTTGGGTTTCAAAGTGATATCGATGCCCGTCTGACCTGCAATACAGGACGACGGAGAACAGGCCCTCAACGGTGAGTTGGTTATCGAGCATTTTACCTACAGTCTTGGCCTTGATTTTACCGCTGTCTGTGATCTCGCTGTGGTGCAGCAGGTAGACGATCGTATCGTCCGGCAGATCCCGGGAAATGTAGTCGATCATGGAACGGAAGCGCACGGCGATATCCGTAAACTTCCCATAGCCAGTTTCCTTCGCGCGGTCAAAGAGTTCAAAGGCCATCAGATACTGGCTGTCGTCGATAGCATACCGCTTGTATTGCTTCTGCTTGAGTGCGGCGCCGATGGATCCATAGGTCGCGTTTTTGACAGTATTGAGTTTTTTGCGGAATGGCAGGGGCTTGTTGGCCACGCTGAAGACCAGGATTTCCCCCGGTTCAAAATTGCGCAGGCCGGTTGTTTTCCCGCTGCCGGATTCCCCGAGGATCAGGACAGGGATTCCCATTATGTATCCACCTCCTGAATAGCCAGCGGGCAGTCGTCGCCCCGCCGGGTTTCATAAATCTCATTGAGCGGTTCATAGGTCTTGACGCAGATAACGCGGGTATTTCCGCGGAAGGTTTTCCGCTTGCAAAAGGGGCACCACTGGCAAGCGAGATCCCCATTGGGGAAATGGACTTCCACGATTTCCGTACCGGTTATGTAAAAGTCAACTCCGCGGTCAGGAATCATGCGGATCACCCTCCCTCCGGATCCAGTTGCCCGAGAAATACCAATCCACAAGGGCTGTCAGGAACTCCGGCGTTTCCGGGGTATCCTGCATCCGGCCGATCCCGCAACGTACCATTGCATAAGCCGGCGCGTCTTCGCCGGAGACGCGCTTTCCGCGCTCCGGGCCAATCCCTTCGTAATACAT